CTGAAAATGACATTGTTGTAATTACTGTCCACTACGAAAGCGCAACATCCGGCATACCGACAATGACTACCAGTGGATATACGCAAATTGCCTCTGGTTTTGCAAATGACAGCCTAGACAGCCAAGTTGCTGTTTTTTACAAGATAATGGGCGGAACGCCTGACACGACTGCGGTTTATGCTGCTTCGGGTGATGCCGCTGGGGCAACTTCTGCAACGCTAATGGTATTTAGCGGCGTTGATTTAACCACTCCAATTGACGTTACGGCAACCACGACGATTACGACTAACACTGTAATTCCAGCATTTTCGTCTATTACCGCATCGTCCAGCACCACTGGATCAATTCTAATTGGGGCGGCTGGTGGTGGGCATACCCGAGACGATACTGCATTTTACACAGACGCAGACAATCAATATGTTTCGTTTAGTTCGGTGTCGGCAAATGACAGCGGCGACAGTGTAACTGGTATGGGCTTTCAGCGTATATCTGTCCCAAGCCTGTCATTGACTCCTCCAGCTTTTGCTTTTTCTGCAGAAGATTTAGCCTCATATTCTAACGTCTCTGCATCAGTAATCTTGCGAGGCGCAACCTAATGCTTGGCTTTTCTCCACTCGCGTCAACGGCCATTGCTGATGACGGTGGAATTGCGTCTATTAGCATTCAGGCCAATGATATTATATGCGCAGCGCCTACGGTTGAAAATTCTATTATTGGTCAAACCCACAACCTATCTAGCAGCGAGATAACTGCTGGCGTCCCACAGGTTGCGCCGACCAGCGTAACTCAGGGCCACAACTTAGCAGCTAGCGATATTGCGTCTGGCATCCCAGTTGTCGAAAATACAAATGCGTCTATTTTGTATGCAGTTTTAGCAAACGATATTTTGTCTGGAGTTCCAACGGTTGGTACAACTGACATTGACGATATTTACAATTTGCAAACTAATGACATAGTTTCGGCAGCCCCAATTGTAGATCAGGTTCAGTTTAGGGCGCTGCAAAACTTGTTGGCAAATGGAATTTTGTCTGGCGCTCCAATTATAGATGCCGTCAGTTTGACTGAAGTTAATAACTTTTTAGCGGTCAACATTACAACAACGCCTGTTGTTGATAGCGTTATTATGGGCCAAACTTATGTGTTCTTAGCAAATGACATAACGGCAGGTTCTGCCGCAATCGAAACCAATTTTATCTGGGACAGGATACCTGTAACTGCTGAGACTTGGACTGACCAAACCGATACAGATGAAAGCTGGGCCGTTGTTTCCAATACATTAGAGACATGGAACCCAAAAACTGATACAGCTACGACATGGACTGCTGCCGCTAATACAAGCGAAGTTTGGTCGGATGCAGCATAGGAGTGAATAATGGCTGATAGTACAACAACAGTTTATGGCCTTGTTAAGCCAGAGGTGGGGGCATCAACCTCCACATGGGGAACCAAGCTGAATGCTGATCTTGACTCGTTGGATAATTTGTTAAGTGGCGCAACGGCAATCGCCCCAGATTTGACTGTCGGCTCTTGGAAAGTTGGCGGCACAGCGATTACGTCAACGGGCGCGGAAGTAAACTATTTAGACATCACAACGCTTGGAGCCAGCGAGGCAAGCAAGGTGGTCACGGCTGACGCTAATGGCGACATTACTTTGTCAAACAGCGTGATTGAGACTGTGTTTGCACTTACTGGCACAACGCCATCAATTGATCCAAATAATGGCACAATTCAAACTTGGGCATTGAGTGCAAATTCAACACCGACAGAAAACCTTTCTGCGGGTGAAAGCGTTCTTCTGATGGTGGCGGATGGCACGGCTTACACGATTACATGGCCCACAATTACTTGGGTAAATAATCTGGGCAATGCTCCCACTCTAGCAACCACTGGCTATACTGTAATTGCTATATGGAAAGTCGGCGGCACACTTTATGGATCACTGGTTGGAGATCAGAACTAATGCTATCTAGGCGCCACATTGCAATTGGCGGCGGCACTAAGCCAACTTGGGTTGTTGTTCCCACCGACACCGGGATTGCGTTTGTTAACCGTGACGTTGCTTCTGGTGAACTTCAGTATTCAACCACTGACGCAAATGTGCTTGGAGGGGATTTTACTGACGCTGAGTCAATAGCGTACATTGCTCCAACAAATTTTAACCAAGTAACTTATTTTGGGTTTTGCCAAGGCGGTGCGACATCCTACGGGGCATCGCTAGAGGTTAATAACGCAGTCAGCGCATATACAAGGGATCAGGGAGCGTCACTTTTTGACACTGACAGAGTTTCGCATGGACTAAGATCAAACGGCACTAATTACATTTTTGGGGCTGATGGCGTTAGGCTCATCCGCTGGCTTGGTCAGGGAGACAATCAGGCGCTGTACTCAACCTTTGCAGACACCTTTAATTTTTCAGACTTAAATCCAAGCGAAGATTTATTGTACGTTTGCAACAGAACAGATGACACGGTAGACACATATAATCCGTATGGAAATTTAGTTGACGATCCAGCTTATTTTCTTTTTGAAGATAGCTTCTCAACTGCATCCGAAATGAACGAGCCAATTGCCTGTCTGATCGACAGCGCAAACGAGGTTATCTATGTTCTTGGCTCTAAGAGCGCAGAGGGCAAGTTGGCGGCATATAACATTGCCAGCGGCAGCTTTGGTACGTTGCTTGACGTTATCACGTTGACTTCATGGGGAACAAACGAAAGCAATCCAAACTCCAGCTTCGGCATCATGCGGTTTGACACAACAAATGACCTTTTGTGCATCACTGAAGGTCGGAATGGTGACGGCATTCATCTGGTAGACATATCGGATACCGCTAATTTAACTGACACTAGAATTGCGGGTCAGGCAGCAATGACCGGCGGCAACATGGTTTCTAAGCCATCGTCAATAGATTTTGCAGATGGGTTTGCATATATTGCATCTGGCGAAGTTGATACTGACCCCGGCGTCAATGCGCTGATCGCCGTTGATATTTCTTCTGGCTTTACTGCAACTTCAACAGTTTCCTCCGCATTAACTGGAACCCAAATGGGTATTGGTAATAATGACAATATCGGACTAATCAAAGCCTTTTAACAATTCTAGGAGATAGAAGATGGCACTTGTAAAAATAGAAAGCGGCGCGGTTTCACAGTATCCGTACAGCATTGGAATGCTGCGGCGTGACAATAAAAATGTCTCGTTTCCAAAAGCAATTCCAGATGAGACTCTAGCACAGTTTGACGTTTACTCAGTTACAGTTGCAGATAAACCGGATTACGATGAAAGAACGCATCGGGTTTCGCAATCTTCCACGCCTACACTAACCGGCGGTTCTTGGGGTGTCGGATGGAACACTGAGGCAAAAACTGCGGATGAAGTTCAAGAATATGACGATGCAGCGGCAGCGTCCGTAAGAAAAGAGCGTGACAATTTGCTGGCGGCAAGTGACTGGGTTGTTATCATGCACACTGAAAAAGGCACAAATATTCCCGCAAGTTGGGAAATTTACCGCCAAGAGCTGCGTGACGTTACAAGCCAAACTGGCTTTCCAAACAACGTGACTTATCCTACAAAACTATAAAGGATAGCCAATGCCTCTTATTCCACTTGATATTCCAAAGGGCGTTTATCGCAACGGCACTGACTTGATGTCTCAGGGCCGCTGGCGAGACGTAAATTTAGTGCGTTGGCACGAGGATGTCTTGCGCCCCATCGGCGGATGGCGGCAGCGCGGCACTGTAGATTTCAACGGTGTCTCGCGCAAAATGATTGCGTGGAATGACAACAACGACGATGGCTGGCTGGCAGTGTCAACAAGCGACAAGCTGTACACCATGACCATCGGGAATTTGCAGTATAACATCACGCCATCCGATCTTGCTGAGGGCAGAGTTGATGCCAGCCTAAACACTGGATACGGCGGCGGATCATATGGTCTTGAGGCATACGGAATTGAGCGTGAGCAGGATACGTCTATACTAAAAGCCACAACTTGGTCTTTGGACACTTGGGGCGAATATCTTGTGGCTTTAAGCCCAGACGATGGGCGTGTGTTTGAGTGGACGTTAGACGTTACGACAGGCAGTGAAGAGGTTACGAACGGATCGTTTGCCACTGACACCGACTGGACCAAAGGAACTGGCTGGACAATCTCTGGCGGCATTGCATCATTCAGCGGTTCAGCGGTTGCGCAGCTATCTCAGTCGCTAACCGGGGTCACTAATGGCGACACTTACGAAATCACATTCACTGCATCAAATGCGGCGGAAAACGAGGGTCGTGTGAAGGTGACTGGATCTGGCACAGTCTTAAATAGTTTCATCGCTAACGGGGCAAACACCATAAGATTTAAGGCTGATGCCACAACACTTACCCTTGATTTTGAGCCAGCGGCGGCTGTAGCCAGTGCGTTTGATATTGATGATGTTTCGGTCAAGCGCGTTCCAGTTGCAGAGCAAATTTTAAACGCTCCAATTGATAATGCCGCAATGTTTGTTACCGAAGAACGCTTTCTGGTTTGCCTTGGTGCTGGCGGAGATCAACGCAAGATACAGTGGTCAGATCGCGAGAATAACACAGTATGGACACCGGCAACCACAAACGAAGCTGGCGACTTTTTACTGCAAACAGAGGGGACTATTTTGCGGGGCATTAAAACTCGCGGCCAGTCTCTAATCCTGACAACACAAGACGCGCACACGATGACATATCAGGGGCCACCTTTTGTTTATGGTGTTGAGCGTGTTGGCACTAGCTGCGGTTTAATTGCGCCCAATGCTGTGGCGTCCGTGGACGCTGGGGTTATTTGGATGGGCCAGAGGGGTTTTTTCCTTTATGCTGGTGGGCAGGTTCAGACGATTAACTGTGAAGTTGGCGATTACGTTTTTAGCGGGATGAATTTAGACCAGATAAGCAAAGTTTCGTGCGTGGTGAATGCTGCGTGGAACGAAATTTGGTGGTTTTACCCAAGCGATGGGTCGCTGGAATGTGATCGTTATGTTGCATTCGACTACGCGGAAAATATTTGGACAACAGGGGAAATGGATCGCACTGCTGGCATTGATCGCGGCGCATTTAGGCTTCCATTGTTCATTTCGTCTGGTGGCGAAGTTTATGAGCATGAGATCGGCTACACCTATGGCGGAAGCACCCCGTTTGCTGAAACTGGCCCGATCAGTATTGGCGCGGGAGATAACATTATGAACGTAGTTCAGTTGATCCCCGACGAAAAAACTCAGGGCGATGTTACGGCAAAATTCAAAACTCGATATTATCCCAATTCTTCGGAAACTGAGTTTGGGCCGTATTCTATGAGCGCACCTACATCTGTTAGATTTCAAGGTCGGCAAGTAAGAATGCGGGTTGAGGGTAATGTATCAACAGATTGGCGCGTTGGAATTATGCGGATTGACGCTGTACAGGGTGGCCGCAGATGAGAATATTGCCGCCAATATCTGCCGATTTAAGCAAGTGGGCAGAAAACATACGGCACTTTTTATCAAGGGCGCTTGACCAACTTGGAATAAAAAATGGTGACAGTTCTGCCTCTGAGGACGGGATAATACTCTGGGACAGAGTTGCTGGTTATCCTGTAGTTTCAAAAAATGGAGAGTGGCGTCAGATTGTGCTTGAGGACGGTAATGCCAGCGGCGCGATTACAGTTGATCAAGTGGCTGTCTCTGCCGACACAGCTTATCCCTTAACGTACACCTTATCCGTTTCTGAAGGCATCACCAGCGGAACACCAGCCACACGTTTGGTTTTTGAAGAGGCCGGAGAATATATGGTCAGCTTCTCGGCGCAAATTGCGTCAACATCAAGCTCGACTGTGAATTTTTGGTTCTGGCCTCGAATAAACGGATCAGACGTTGCGGGTGCGGCAATGAAAACTGCACTGCACCAAAATGGGTCTGTGCTTGTTGTTTCGCGTTCTGCGATATTTAATCTTGCGGCTGATGATTACTTAGAGGTCATGTGGGCTGTGGATAACACCAATGGCACTTTGCACTCAACGACGGCGACTGCTTTTGCCCCTGCTGCGCCTTCGTCAACCATTGCGATAACGAGGCTTCATGGATAAAGAATTGGTCAGATGCAAGCCTTGGATTGAGGCGGCTCTAAAAAAATCTGGCGGATTAAACACGTGGGATTTTGTGGTTGAAAAAATAGGCACTGGTCATATGCAATTGTGGCCATACCCAAAAGGGTGCATAGTCACTGAAATTGTGGTATATCCCAACACAAGGGCCTTAAATGTTTTTCTTGCTGGCGGAGAATTAGATGAAATTTTACATATGACCGAAAATGTGAAAGAATGGGCGAAATTAGAAGGATGTTCGTTTGCATCGTTTAACGGGCGTTTTGGATGGCAGAAACATTTAGAGAAGATTGGCTGGAAGCCTCGCTCTATAACAATGCACATGGAGTTTTAAGATGGGAACTAAATCAACTCAAACCACAGCGGTTCCTGAATATGTGGACCAAGCTAACCAAATGATCGCTGGCCGTTTGAAGCAGATCATGGGCATGGGCGATTTGCCTTACATGGGGCCAGAGGTGGCTGCGATTAACCCATCTGAGCAGGCTTTGGCGCAAAATGTTGGCAGCATGGCATCTGCTTTGGGTTTGGCAGCGCCTGCGGGTATGGATATGAGTTCCATGCCTACAGTATCCCAAGGTGGTGTTAGTGGATATTCATCCTATCCAATTCGCGAAGCAGCGTTGCAGCAACTTCAGCAGTCTCGCCCAGA